AGTCCACGCCATCGAGTCCCTGGCGCACGGTCTGGATGACCGCCTGACCGGTTATAGCGGGTGAGCCGTACAGCACCGTGCCGGGCGTCGCATCGATGCCGGCGTAGGTGGCGATGGCGATGGTCGGGCTGCCACTGATCGTTTCCGCGCCCAGCTCAGCAGAAAAATCGAACGATAAAACGACCACTTCGGCCGGGTCTTTGACGGGGAAACGGTTCACGCTGCGATGCTCCATTTACGGGCCAGGCTGCGCACGCGCCAATTGCGGGCCAGGCTGCGTATGGCATGCACAGTGGCTGTCGCGGCAGGGGCGCCACTCAGACTCCCACTCGCTGCCGCCTGTGCCAGCGCATGTGCATCGAGCCGGATCGTAGTTGATAGGCTGCCGGCGGCGATGGCCTGGGCGAGCGCCGCGCCCGACAACGTGCTGCTGATCGTCAGCGCGCCGGTGGCGGCGGATACGCTGGCCGCCGTGCCAGTGAGCGGGATCAACGTGGATAGGTTGCCCGAGCCGGTGGCGAACGCTTGCGCGGTGCCGGCCAGCTTGATCGCGGTGATCAGCGCGCCCGATGCGGTTGCCGTTGCTGTGGCATTACCCGCCAGACCGGACGGCGTCGTCGTCAGCCCGGCTGTGGCCAGAGCCTGCGCAATAGCCGCGCCGGACAGGCTGATCTGGGTGGTAAGCGATGCGCTGGAGGTGGTAAGCGCCGCTGCATTACCCGCCAGCCCGCTGCCGCCCGTGGTGAGCGCGCCGGTAGCCGTTGCAACGTCGGTTGCAGTGCCCGCCAGGCTGATGCCGCTACTCAGTCCCGCCGAGGCCAGCGCTTGCGCCATGGCCGCGCCGGAGAGGGTGATCTGCGCCGTGAGGACGCCGCCGGCGATGCTCACTGAGGCGGCTTGCCCAGATAGCGGCATGGCAGTGGAGATCGCGCCGCTTGCGGTGGCTACGCCTACCGATGCGCCAGCTAGAGGGATAGCCGTGGTGATCGCGCCGGCAGCGGTGGCCGATGCGGCGGCATTGCCAGCCAGGGCGGCGGCGCCACCCGAAACCACCGCCGCCCACAATCTATGGGGCTGAGGCTGGAAAATTTGCCAGGGGTTAGCGGAAAACTGCGCAACCTGCGCAGGCGTCAAATATGACCACGAGACCCCCGCCAGCAGCACGATTCCCGCTATGTTTTGCCCAGCGCTCGACCCGTCCCCGCCGACATAGATGTCGTTGTCGCCGTCTGATCTGTTGTTGATCCACGACCCACCTACGGAATTGGTCGAGATGAGGCCGCCGTTGATGTAGATGTATTGAGTACTGACGGATTTAGACGTGGTACTCAGCATCATGACAGGGCCGGATGCAGGGATAGCAGCGGTGTAGCTCGTTGATCCGCTGCTGTTGTACTGCTGGACTGTAACCGTGTTATTGTTTAGCTCAAAGTCCCAGTTCCAGTACGGCGATGCGCCCGCATTATCGGTACGCCCAAAGGGGCGGGCATATGCGGCCGGCGTATTACCGTTCCTGTACATCAGGCAAAAAAACGTGAATCCGCTACCCACCGATCCACTAGGCAGCGCAACTCCACCTGGATTTAGCGCAATCGGCCAGCGCAGGTGCCCAGTACCGTCAGGATTTGGGCCATAGCCCGCAGGCGTGCCCGCTTTTTTGCAGGTATTTTCGGACGGCTGACTGCCGATTACCGTCCCGGCCGCCCCGTTGTACAAAAACTTGAGGTTGGGAACGAGCGGGCTATTCGCCGGCGTGATGATCTGCGGCTGCTGAGTCCAGCTGCGCGGCAGGATGATCGAGGACACGAGTTAGGCCACCGTGGCGGAGATTTCGGCGGTTAAAACACTACCGCTGGTGAGTGCGACGCCAAGGTCGTTTTTAAGCACGATATTGACGTAGGGCGGCAGCACACCGCCATAGGCTGAGGCGACGGAAAACGATTTGCGCTCGGTGGTGCTGGCAGTGGCGAGGGGCAGCACACCCAAAAATGTCAGATCAGGTTCATCCGTCGTGGTGGTGCCGGATACCGGCCCGCTCTGCCAGTTGCTGTTGTCGTAAGACGCCTTGGCAAACACCACGACCTGTTTGTTGCCGGCCGGCGTGTTGGTCGTGGCGGCGGTTACCTCGATCATCAAATCCAGCGGCTGGTTGGTGATGTTGTTGTACACCGCGCTGGCGACGTATGTGGCGCTGGCGAGGGTAGAAAATCCCGTGACGGTGAGCGCAGTGGGTGACCCGACGACTTGTTTTACGGTTGCCATGATTAATGGCCCTCCATGGCGCGCGCAACATCGTAGACAGTCACCGGATCAGGCTGCACCGACAGCGCCAGCAGCGCGTCACACTCGGCGGCGCTGAATACACCAGGCGTCATCGCCTGCACATTTGCGCGGAAACCGGTATCGCCGAAGTCGATCCCAGTCGGATCGTTTTGCAGCCGCCGCTGAATCGCCGAGACGCTGGGCGACGAAGCGGCCACGGCGGCCAATTTGTTCAGGATGCTGTCGCTCATCGCCATCGACCCAGTTGCGTTGAGCAGCGCGGAGACCAGCCCGCGATCGGTCAGCCATGCCGGTTTGATAGCCGTGCGCCCGGCCGAGACCGCCGCCGCGATGGCGGCATCGTCCCGGTTGGCGAGCATTTCCGCGCTGCATTTGGCGGTGATTTCGGTGTAGGTGAGCATGGTTCAAATCCTGGGCAACGTGGGATCGCGGACGCGGTCGTTGAGATAGGCATTGCGGCAGTGACCAGGCTCGATCTTCTCCAACTCCGCACAGAGCCAGGTACAGACCCGGCAGCCCTGTGCAGCTTTGCGGTATGACCGGCCTGAGACGGTCTCGAAGCGGCCGCGCAGCAAGTTCTGATTCGACCAGCGATCGAACCAGATCGCGGCCTGGAGAAGACGGGCGAACATGCTTAGTTGTCTTCCTGCGTCGTCATCGCGCCGATGCCGAAGGAGGGGGCCGCATCGCCGTTGTTGACTTGCTTGGGTGTCGTCAGCGCAGCGTAGGTGCCGATGTTGCCGGCGGTTGAAGCGTCCGCATCAAACCAGCCGAATATCAGCCCCCAGTTTGCGGTCGGCGCCGGGAACGTGATGGGGCCGTTGTTGCTGGTCGTGCCGTTGGTCCCCGTGGATGTCGTGGTGCTGCCCGCACTTTGCGTGCCGGCAAAGTTGGCCAGACTGGAGGCGACGCCGACACGGGCATAGGAGCCGCCCGAAACCTCGCTGAATGTGCCGGCCTCCATGGCAGTCGTCTGCTCGGTCCATACCGCCGAGCCGTCCGATACCGTGCCGCCCTCGGTTGTTGGCCAGGTCGGCTCGCCGGCGCCGCTGGTGCCGGCCGTGGTGCACTTGTAGATGCGGCCGTTCGGCGTGGCCGGCAAAACCATATCGTTGAGCGCGACGGCCGCTGACCGAATGGCGCTGGAATATCCGCGATTGGCGACGATGAGGCCGAAGTAGTGCGTTGCCGGCGGGGTGTAGGCCTGCCCGCGCCAGTAAAAATCGGTCTCTTTATTTTCGAGGAAGTTGGTTTTTGCACCCATGGCTATTCCTGGACGGCAGGTTCAAGGGAAACGACACCAGCGGCTAGCAGGATCTCCGCTGTGGCGGCATCCAGATCGACGCTTTCACCGGCGGCATAATCGTCGCCATCGTGGCGCAGCGAGTCGGTGACGGTGTAGGTCGTGAGCGCAATTGGCTCGACAACAATGGGGGATTTTTTGGCCATGCTTTTCTCCTTGCACCTCGGGCCGCAAATCGGCCCGAGGTAGCGTGCTGCGGGCGGGGGGTTATGTCTTAGGCGACGGCGGCAGAGATCAGATAGCCCGCGTTGATGCTGGCCGCGACCGGCTGCAAGGCGTCGACTACTGGATAAATCCAGCTCTTGGCATTGCGGTCCATGTAGGTCGATTCGACCACCGGGTAATTGCGCAGGCGGTAGGTGTAGCCGTAACTGGGCAGGCCGGCATCCATCATCGAGCCCATCTCGGTGTAGGCCACCACGACGTATTTGCCCCAGACGTCTTGCAGCACGCCGTTGGCATCCTCATACAGCGCATCGCCGACCTTGACCTGCTTCACGTCCCACAGCGTGGCCAGCATGTCCAGGGTCAGCGAATCGCGCCCGGTGTACTTGATGCGGTCGATAATGCTGGGGTGAGTTTTCAGCGCTGCCCAGACTTTCGGGCCGAGCACCACAGTGTTCGGGCGTTTACCGATGGCGGCGCGCACTGCTTCGATGGCGGTCTGAATATCCTTGCTCGGGTTGCTGACGCCGGAAGTCTGGTCACTCCACTGGCTGGAGCCGGACAAGGTGACCTTGTTGGCAGCCGGATAGCTGGCTGCGGTGGTGGCGATGGTGGCAGCCATCACCTCGTTGCCGAGCTGGATTGCGTTCTGGGTTTTCAGGACGGCGATGCGGCCCATGTCGATGCTGGGCACCGCGTTGGCTTCCTGCATCATCTCGAACGGCACTTGGCCTTCCAGGCTGTAATCCTGGAGCGCAAAGGGATTGCCCAGGTAGCCGTACTGGACGCGTTTGGTCGATGCGCCGGGCGAGCGGCCGGCGCTATACAAGCGGAAATCCTCGCGGCCGAAGCTGATGATCTTGCCGCCGCGCTGATCCACCGGCACCACCGGGAACAGGCTGGTGAAAATCAGGTCGTTGTTTTGATAGCCCTGGGCGACGCTGGTCAGGATCGGGTCGATTACACGCGATTGCGCGCTGGTCATCTGAGTCATACCGAGCAAGCCGGCAAACACCAGATCCTGCGACTGGACGATGCCAGAGAAACTGGCGATCGCCAGGACGATCGCCAACACGATCATGGGGTTGCTTTTCAGATAGTTCATGAACTTCTCCAGGTTATCGGGGTATGGGGTTAAGCGACGTTGGGGATCAACAACACTTCGATCATCTGGCCGGCCGCGCCGGCGGCTTCCAGCGCCAGGCCGACTTTTGCGCCGGATGCCCAAGTGATGCCGCGTCCGGACGCATCGACGCCGATGGTGGCGCCGGCCGATACCGCCGCGCCGGCCTCGACGATGGCGGTGCCGGCCACATCGACGGTGACCTTGTCGCCGGAGACGCCGGCAGAGCGCGCTACGCCCAGCGTATTGGTGCCCGCACCGGCCTGCGCGCCAGCCGGGGTGACAAAGCGATTGACGGCGACCGTACCGGTTAGCACAGCGGTCAGCGCCAGAATGGGGATGTTGTTGTAGGACATGGATCAGGCTCCTTGGGAAACCGCTTTGATGGCGGCGATGTAATCGGTGGCGGGATGGGCGGCCTGGTAGGCCAGAGCGCGGTTGTGGGTGGCCAGGGCAACGGCATCCACGGCATAGCGATCAGGCGCCGAGAATTCCACCCCGCCGGAGAGATCCATATCGCCACCGCCGACTTCTTTGAATTCCACCCGCTTGGGCAAGTTTTCCAGCAGCGCCTTGAACTTGGCCAGCGGCGCTTCGGTGGTTTTTCCGTCGCCCTCGCCGAACTCGACCGGGGCCGATGTGGCGGCCAGGTCGTACAGCGCCAGCACGGTGTCCTTCTCGACGGGCAGCAGCCTGCCGGCCTGGATCAGGCCTTCGCAGAACTGCACGGCTTCAGTGCGGCGGGTGGCGGCGACGGCGGCTTTATCGCGCGCCTCCGCCGCCGCCAACTTGGTTTTCAATGCGGCGTTCTCCGTTTCGAGGGCGGTTTTTTCTTCAAGGGTCACAGGGGTCTCCTGGTGGTGGGACGGCTCGGAAAATTGGGGGACAAGGGGATCTGTCTCGGCCTGGTCTTTGCGCAGCTCTTCTTGCGCGCCGCTCTCCAGGTCGGATACGTCCCAGGACGGGACGACCTTGTCGGCGGTGTCCTGGCCGAACTGGCCGATGAACCACTCGCGCAGACGGCGCCACAGGCCGGCGTTGATGACGTCGTCGTACTCGGAAAATTCGATTTCAACCGGCTCGCCGCCTTCGCGGAACTGAACGGGATTCAAACCCTTGATAGATGGCGGCGTGGCGCCCAGGAAACCGATGTGGCGGGGATACCAGACGCCGGGCACCGGGTTGGCGGCATCGCCGGGGCGATACCAGGCCACAGAAATTTTCTTGAACGCGCCGGACTGGACCATTTCGGCGAACTGCGGATTGACCTGGCCAGGCGCGACATGCAGCCCGGTGGAATCGGCCGTCATCCCTTCGGCCCAGCCGAAAGCCGGGTCATCCGTCTTCGGGTGGCCGATGACCAGCGGCGCTTCGTGGATTGCCCGGTTATAGGCGGCGGCCGTCGCGGCCAGATCGGCCTGACTGAACTCGATGGTCTCCCCGGCGGCGGTGAGGTGCTTGCCGGCGCGGAAGACGTGAATGGGGGGAGTGGGCTTGTCCATGGCGCCCATCTTCGTGAGCGCCGACCGGGTCGTTAAGGCGGAAAGGGTTCCGCTGGGGCCGATTTCGCCTTTTCAGACTACGCCGCTGAGCGGCAGGGGGCAAGATTGCAATTTCATGGGTACGTGCTGGACGGCAATGCCCCGTGCATAGCGTTAACCCCGCGTTAAATTCTTAGATCACCCCTTGGCCTATACCACCCTAGCCAAAAACGATTTGCGTGCGCTGTAGGGCCTTATTTCGCGAGTGCGCTACAACTGCGCCAAATAGGCACTCACAATTGAGATCACCGCCTGCGTATCGTCTGCACTCAGGCCCAGGAACGGCCGCGCCGGGATATCGCCCCAGGGGGCTTTGCCGAACTGATGCCGGCGGGCGCCGAACTGCTGCACGGCGGCGTAGATCATCGGGCTGCCGATCTCGACGCCGTTGTCGATCACCCGGTAGTTGATCGTGGTGGAGAGCGACTTGCTTTCGCCGATCAGCGGCTTCTTTCCCATCATCGCCTCTGCGCCCTTGGCGCCCAGACGGCCGTCCTGGCGGAAATACCCTTTCTTGTTGCCGACACGCTGGCCTTTGTGATTCCACACGCCCGAGCGGCTGCCCAGGTAGGCCAGCAGCGTCGAGGGCCGGTTCGGCGCCCAGGGTGCGCCGTTCGGCGCGGTGCTGGTGGCGAAGCGGCGCTTGGTGGTCTCGGTCAGATGTTCGCCGATGTCATGCCAGGCCGGCTTCAGATTGCCGGCACGCTCAGCCAGGCGATTGAGCGCGGCGGTGATCTGGGCGTCGTCGACGGTGATGGCGATCATGGCTTGATGCGCTGGA